TTATTAACGATATCTCCACCTAAAGCAATGTTATTTAAACCGTAGTCCATATGCTTACGAGCAAACATTTCATACATTTCTTTTTGGATTTTTTTAAATTCCTTAGATAATTCAGGGTACTCTTTTTCGAATACTTGTACACCTAATTTTGCTGATATACCTCTTTTGGCATTCATGATTTCTCTGTCGCTCATATCTTCTTGTATTTCATGCCATTTGGATATTGTATCACCCATTGACTTGTATTGATAAGTTAAAGTATTTTTCTAAAATTTCTAATCTATCTTCAGCATCAACTAACATCATAAGTGCTTCCTCAGCATTTTTATAAAAATCTTCAGTTGAATGATCTCCAATACCTACTGCATGATTGCCTAATAGATCTAATGATAACAATGCTTTTGCTTGATCTGCTTCAGCAGATTTTTTTAGCATAGTGTATAATTCTTTTGTCATTTTAATAATGGTTTTATTTCTTTTTTGTCTAACCCTCTATTCGTTAATATACAACTGATTTCTGGGGTATCCAATATATTTATATATTCTTTTGCTTCTTTACTTGAGCATTCAAAGTAATCTTTGATATGGTCTACTAAATCTTTGTTTGGTTGTTTTACCTTAGATTTAATGTACTTATTCCATTTATTATTTTTAGGGATAAATTCTTTATAAATAGAATATATCATTCTTTTTTCTTGTGGAGGAAAATCTTGTACGTAATTTACTATTTCAACATAGTCAGGATTCATAGATATAAATCTATGAACCATATAACTATTCCAAACCTCCCAATCTTTATTAGTAAAAGACTCAACAGGAGGTTTAGTTGTATTAATAGCTTTTAACCAATCAAAGATGTTTTTCATTAAAGAAGTTGATCTTTATATTCTTCTCTTAGTTCAGGTGGTAAGCCTTCACCTACAATTTTACCTGATTCTGTACAAACAAATACTGGGATTGGCATCATAGCATCTTCATCTGTTCCTGTTACAAAACGAGATACTTTACGAATGATAAACTGTTGAGTAAATGTATCTCCACCATCAAAGTTTTTCAATGCAGTAGTGTTAGATAAGTCGATTTTAGGTTGTTGAACTGGTTGTTCCATAGTTTAATTATTTATTATTTATTAAGTTTTGAATTAACGACATTGTATTTATTTCCTTGTCGATTCGGAAATTAGCTTTATATTGATGTTCATTTATTAAAATTGCTACTGTACCTTCTTTACCTGGTAAGTATTCAGATGCTCTTTCATATAGTGCTTTAAATAACTCATCAAAATCATCTACATTAGCATCGGCTATAATTTGACGTACATCATTAAATTTAGACTTATTAGTTAAAGCATTAATAACTTTATCTATATAATTTGATGATACTAATACTGAATGGTCTAAGTTAAGATATAAATCATTTGCCCCACCATCTACAGTTGATAATTGTATAGTATTAATACACTTACGTAAATCGGGATAATATTGATTAACCAGTGGTACTAAATCATTTAATTCATGGGTAATTGATTCTTCATTACAAATCCAATGTAAATGTTTAGCAACATCCTTTTTAGTAGGGGGTACAATTTTAAGTACTTGACATCTAGATTGTAGAGGATCAATTATACGCTCTACAAAATTGCAAGTCATAATAAACCTTGTCGTACGCGAGAAAGTTTCAATGATATTACGGAGTGAAGCCTGCGCCTGTATAGTAAGAAAATCAGCTTCATCCAAAATGACCACTTTAAGTGGTTTAAAAGAAGCAACGCTTGCAAAGCTTTGTACTTTATCACGAATCGTTTCAATCCCTCGTTCATCAGAGGCATTGATATAAAGATGATCACAATCAAGATTTTGAACACAAAGTTTTGCCAAAGTAGTTTTTCCTGTACCAGCGGGTCCATAAAATATTAAATTTAAAATATCATTCTGTTCTAAATATTTAGATATTGATTTTTTAATATTTTCATTACCAACATAGTTTTCTAACTTGGATGGTCTATATTTTTCTACTAATAAACTATTCTCCATATTCCCCATATATTGAATATTTCTTTTCTGGTTCTGGTATTACTTCTGTTTCTTTTGAATCAATTGCATATAAATTACTTTTTAATGGTTCTAACCTATAATGACCTTTAAATCCAGTTTTAACCATATACGCTTCTAAAGCATCTGTTAAAGTTTTATGTACAGGACCATCTGGTTCATTTGCAACTAATCTCCATTTATCGCCCGGAGGAACTCTCCGAGCGATTAAAATGTTTTTTTCTTCTATTTTTGTAGCCATAATATACGAAACTATTTCGACTCAGCCACAGATGCTTTTTTATAATCTGTGATTACTCGTTTGATAGCTTGTGCAGCTTTTCTAGCTCGTGCTTGACTTGCTTTTGTAGTTCCATCATTTTCAGCTGCTAAGATATTGAAATTTGTTTCAATAATCTCAAAAATTTCATTTTTTGTCATTTTTTATTATTTATTTATTATTAATTTACATCCCCATCATCATTGATGGATCTATTTGTGGTTGTTTATTATCATCACTTAGTTCATCTACTACAGTACATTCTGTTAATAATACTGTACCTGCTACTGAAGCAGCATTTTGTAATGCTGTTCTAGCTACTTTAGTAGGATCAATAATACCTGCTTCTTTCATATTTACTGTTTCTTCAGTTTTAATATTAAATCCTGACCAAGTATCATTACCTGAATTAACTAGATTATCCGCTAAAATTTGACCTTTTACTTTATCAAAACCAGCATTAACTAAAATTTGGTTAAACGGTTTGGCACATGCTTCTACTACAATAGCTGCCCCCGTTGATTTAACTTCTAGACCTGAGGACGCATACAATAATGCTGTTCCACCTCCAGGTACTATTCCTTCTTCAATAGCAGCTTTTGTTGCATGTAATGCGTCATCCACTCTATCTTTTTTCTCTTTCATTTCAGTTTCAGTATTTCCTCCTACATGAATAATAGCTACTCCTCCGACGAATTTTGCGAGCCTTTCTTGGAGTTTTTCCGTTTCGAACGGTGTTGTTGCTTTATCGATTTGTTGCTGTAGTTCTTCAATACGTGTTTCAATTGATTCAACTGTTCCTTTTCCATCTACTAGTGTTGTTTGTTCTTTTCCTATTGTTGCTGTTCTAGCTTCACCAAACCATTCCCAACTGAACTTATCCAACTTCATTCCTTTTTCTCTGCTGAATACTGTCCCGCCAGTTGTAATAGCTATATCTTCTAAAACTAATTTACGTCTATCACCAAAATCAGGTGCTTTTACAGCACATACTTTCATTGTACCCCTCATTTTATTAACAATAAGAGTTGCTAATGCTTCCTGATCAATATCTTCAGCAATAATCAATAAAGATTTAGCTTGTGAAGATACACTTTCAAGAATTGGTAATAATTCTTTTACTTGGGTTATTTTTTGGTCTGCAATTAGAATTAGGGGATTGTCTAATGTGGCAGTCATTGTATTATTATTCGTAACAAAGTAAGGTGATTTATAACCTCTATCAAACTGTAACCCTTCAACAGTTTCTAGATATGTTTCACCTGTACGAGATTCTTCAATATGGACAACCCCTTCCATTCCAACTTTTTCAATAGCAGTAGCAATTAATTTTCCAGTTTCAGGATCATTATTAGCTGAAATTGTAGCAATTTGTTCTAATTGTTCTTCACCTGAAATATCTTCTGAAAGTTTATGTTTTAAATTATCAACAACTAGTTTAACTGTAGAATCAATATCACGTTTGATTTGTACAGCATTTTCATTATTATTCAAGGCATTTAGTCCTGCTTTAATCATTTCTCTAGCTAGTAAAGTAGATGTAGTTGTACCATCACCTGCCTTTTCAGCTGTTTTAATTGCGGCTTGTTTTACTAGCTGTACTCCTAATTCTTGATTTGGGTCTTTTAATGAAATAGATTTTGCAACAGTAACTCCATCTTTTGTAGACTGTGGTGCTCCTTGTTCATTTGCTATAACAGCATTTCTTCCATTTGGTCCTAATGTTGATACTACTGCATCTGCTAGTATATCAATTCCTTTTACTAAATTGGTTCTTGCTTCTGAACCTAATGTAACTTGTTTACTCATTTGATAAATCTTTAATTTCTTCTTCAGTTAATGTTTCTTTAGTTTCTTCTAATATTTCAGCTACATCAAGTTTTTCATTAATTCTAGCTAAAATTTGGTTTTCTGGGCCAATATAATATTCGTCCCCTTCATGTTGAAGTTTAGTAAACCCAATAGTTGGTAATACTACTTTATCTCCTGGTTTTACAGTAGTATTTATAAACCCTCCCATTTGAGTGGGTTTTCCGGGTCCGACTGCTATAACAGTTCCATGTTCATTTCTATCTTTCCCAATATCAGGGACGATAATTGACCCATAAGTAGTTTCTTCTACTTCTTGGGGTTTAACAATAACGGCATCAAATAATGCTTCTAATTCCATCTGTGTATTTTTTAATGTTAGTACTTATTTTTGTATAATTTTCAATAAAATCGTTTAAACTATCATAATTATCAACCCCCGTTTTTAACTCGGCTATTTTATTAAGTGCTTGGTCAAAGCTAGCAAAATAATACAATGATTTTTCATAGGTTTTGGTCTTACCTTTAGACCTAAAATGAGATGCATCTGATGTTACATTTTGTTTTACAGTATAACTATATTCATCTTTTGTAATAAAAAATGGTTCTAGTAATGGATCATTGATAGTTTGGATTGATTTTCTCCGTTTTGTTTCAGACATATAACTTATTTATTTAGACGTGAATATACGAATAATATTGCGCTAGGACACGCTTTTTTGGTAAAACTTTTATTTTATTTTAATTGTTTTTGCTTTTTTAGATTCCGCAATTGGAATAAATAGATGAAGCAAACCATCTTTCATTTCTGCTTCTAATTTCTCTAGTTCGAATTTAGC